CAAACTTTAACAATATCGGCGGCCACCTGAGGTCTGTCTATTTCGATGCCCATATTATTCTCCAGTTAGGGCCGACCGCCTAGGTCATTGGGAGCGTTGCCAGAAAGTAAGACAGAAGGTCGAATCACCAAACCCACTAGGAATGCTTTCTTTGAACTTAATATATTTTTGCTCTAACTGTCCCGAAAAGATAAGATATTGAGCCCTCATTAATTTTGGTAAGTTCGATGCAAAAGTCTTAAAGATTACAGTCCCTTCGGGAAAGTTAACTGAAATGTGTGATGGGACGATTTTGCTAAATTCTTTAGGGGTGCGGTATAGGCCGCCTTGGAGTGACTCCGATTGAGCAGCAGTCTTAATAGACCCAATACCATTGCAAAAAGGACAGAGACCTCCGTTAAAGGGGATAGCACCCCCAGAAATATAGGTTCCACGAGTTCCTCCGCAGTTCGGGCAGACTTGAGTTTTGGGCGGATAATATAAGGTTACACTACTTACTAGATTTGACTCCAGTACCGCCGAAATTGCCGCATTAAAGTCGGTCAAGATACTTGCTGGTAGGTTTATCCCCATAGCGACCTCTTAGGTGAGAACGAGGTGATGATTCAATCGGCTTGTATAATGGTTTACTACGCCAGCCGGTAAGATTGTGGCCGTATATTCTCGGCTAGTATTCTTTTCGACTGTACCAAAAAGATTTACCGAGCAAACTGCGGCACCGAATTGAGTCTTAGTATTACCAGAAAGAATAAAATCGGCAACATCTGACGTTGTAGGTAGAGGCATTTTACACTTCCTTTAATTTAGTGGAATCAAATATGGAAAACACGATAGAAATTAAAGAGTTTATCAAAGCAAATCAGTATAGCACTGGTATATATGCCCTAATATGCAAAATTAATGACCGAAAATATATAGGGAGTGCTATAAAAATTGGCAAAAGAGTTAAGGCTCATTTTATTGACCTCCGTAAGGGAAGGCACCAAAACACAGATTTACAAAATGATTTTTCAGAATTTGGAATTAATAATTTCTATGCTGAGGTGATAGAAGAATGTGAATCTATGAATCTTTTGATAAGGGAATCATTATATATCAATGAATCTATCAACTTATATAATAAAGTACAAATTACTAATAATATTGATTTCGATTCATTAGATAAAGAATGGTTTTGGTCACAGATTGACAAAAGTGGAGATTGTTGGAATTGGATGGCGACACTAGATAAAGGATATGGTAGATTCTATATTCATTCCAAACCTGTTTTTGCCCATAGGGTAGCATTTTATTTGATTAATCAGGATATTCCAAAAGAATATCATATAAGACACAAATGTTCCAATAGAGCATGTTGTAATCCCCACCATTTAGAAATTGGTTGCCCACACCATAACATCACAGACACATTGTCAGGAGGTCAAAGATTCTATAAGCTAAATTGGGATATTGTAGAGTTCATCCGAGAACGAGGGGCTCTTCATATTCCAAATAAACTTATTTTGGAAGAGGTCAAGAGGAATTTTAATGTGGAATTGCAAATTGACCATATCAGTAAGATTCTGCTAAATAAAATTTGGATTTATGAGGACTATGACGGCCGACAGACCAACCATGGCCCGGTCAAATTGAATTGGGAACTTGTTAAACAAATTCGAGACATAACAAAAGATGTTTCAATTAGAAAGGGGGTTAAGGTTATCAAGGATGTTTTAGGAATAAATATCGAAGAACACCATCTTCATGATTTATTAAAAAATAAAATCTGGAAAGATGAGAATTATATCCCTAGGCAAAATAAGAAGACTTTAACATTCGAGGATGCTACATTAATTCGCAAGATGTGTGCAGATGGTTATACCCCGAAAGAAATAGCCGAAAAACTAGATGTCAAATTACCAAGAATTTACCCAGTGTTGTATAATACCGTTCATACAGACCCAAATTATATTCCAATTAAACTACGAGACATATCTTAATGAAAACGGTCCCTAAATGAATAAAACCACGGTGCGAGCACAATATTGGGACTCGAAAATGGAGTGGCAATAAGTTTTCCGGGTATATATGTACCAAACTTATATTCTTTGCGGAAATCCTTATACATCTGAGCCATGCCATTAGCAAATGCAAGTTTGTATGCTAGTACCTTAGCTGTACCATCATAAGAACTAGTTCCATCTGACACCTTAACTATACCGCCCATTGCTGCCCTATACTCGCCATATTCTATCTGAGCCGCCGCTTTAAGGGTAGTCAACGTAATGAACGCATCATCTATGGGAGATGTTGTAGTAGGGTCAGGAGTTAGTGTCCCCGAAGATATGACCACTTGGTATTTCGTTGGAAAGTCAATTTCAGCTAAGACATATGTGGCCGCAACTAAAATCTGCTCTTGGAGCCTCTCATCGGAATAAATTGGTGTGTCAGGGTCCAAGTCGTTTATCGTATATCTAAGAACTCTAGTAAGTTCAGTTTGCCAGTCCATTTTGCACCTATACTATATTTGCTTCTACTTTGAACTGGTATATATTTGTATTAAATAAATCTGAACCAATAGTTATTTTGCCTTGCAATTTATACAGCCCTTGTTCATTCAGGTCTCCGTCCACTGTAATATATTGACACAAACCATCTGTGCCCGCGTTTGTTAAAGTTCCCACCAACGTCGAAATAGTACCCGATGGCTTCTTTAGAATAAATTGTATATCTGCGGCACTAATATCTACAATACCCTCGTCATCTTTTATAGTAAACTCAAATTTTACTCCGATATCTCCAACATGAGGATGATTTGCCATATTATCTCCTATGTTCTCATCAGAATGGCTTTGATTGTACGAGCTATATCTAGGTCGTCTTGTTGGACCATATTTATATCAAAGCTACTCTGTTGTGTTTTGCCAGTTAGCAAATCTCCACTTTGTATTCTTGTAATTTGAACACTTACCTGATTTTTTCTCAATATAGACAGGGTTAATTTAAGTATACCACTGATATCTCCAGACGGTATCTTAGATAATTTAGCCTGTAAGAGTGCTAGGTCGGCAAGTGAAATCCTACCCGAAATTAATATGTGGGCCGATGGGGTAAAGATTGAAATGGCCGTCATATCCAGTTTGCCCCCAATATCCAAATGACCAAAAACATCCCCAAGGAGATTTGAATTAAAATTAGTGGGGCCGCTCACGAAAATGCTTGGGGTCGCCTCAAATGTAGAGATATCAGAGAACGAACCCTTACCACTTACCAAAACTGTACCGTTGGTGGAATATGTAAATGTGTCCGAAAGGACGACCGAGCCAGCTTTAACAAATATAGAGCCCAAACTCGATAAAGAAGAAGAATCCGCTAGGACTGTACTCCCCCTCATTAAAATATTACCCAAAGTGCTTAGGGCCGCCGAATCCGACAATTGTGTTGGCCCGGCCATCTTAAGGTGCCCATTAGTGCTAGAGACAAGACTATCCACTAAGTTAGTGTTACTATTTAGAAGTAGGGTGCCCTTTTGTGTAAGCGACGAGCTATCAGCCAATGTAACATGACCAAAATGGAATAAAGAACCAGCAGAAAGAAAGGTCGATATATCTGATATAGAGGTTTTACCCCTTGCAAATAACGTGCCCAGAGATATAAGAGAAGAAATATCTGATAGGGCAGTCTTCCCGCTTTGATTTAATCGCCCGGTTAATGTTATCGAGGTCGAATCTGCCAAAGACATTTTACCGTCAAGGATTAGTCGGCCTTTAGTAGTAACGGTACTATTATCCGAAATTTGTAATTTACCATCAGCTAAAAGATGTCCCGCTAATGAACCAGAACTCATATCTGTAAAAAAAGCTTTTCCATCCGAGAATAGGGTTCCTTTTTGTATTCCTGATATAGAGTCAGAAAAGTTCGCCCTACCATCGATATTCATATTCCCAACAGTTTGTAATACTGATGAGTCTGCAATTGATATTGGATTTCCCAGAGCGAATATCTGAAAGTTATCTACGGCACCACTAGGACCACCAGCGAAATAGATTCCGTGACTCTTATTACGTTGATTGATGCTGGTAGAAAACGATACTGTGTTTGTACCATCTGTCAATGAAATGTCTTGATTATTTGCCGTAAGAGTTAATGTAAAAGGAAATGTAGAGACTGCCGGACCTGTAACTCTATCTAGAGAAGCCCCAGAGACTCTTGTCCAAATAGTTAATCGTGCGGGATTAAAATCTACGCTATCCAATAGACCCATACAAAAGTTATTTACGTCAGCACTTCTAAAGATAATACCAACATAAGGAGACTTAAATTTAACATCCATGCTAATCTGAACATTTTCTTCGCCCGCAAACGTCGTAATCCAACATGTGTTAATTGGGTTAGTCAATTGGGACCCATCAATAATACCGGCGTTTCCGGTTAATAAAACCCACCCACTAGCACCAACGTCTAATGCGTGAGAAGTAATAACAGTTCCGCTGGGGGCCGTAAAAGTATCTTTATCTAATAAGAGCATTACGCCAGAGTCCACTGAATATCAGCGACATTAAACTTGAATTGGTCGCCGTTTAGAACTTGTCGGGGAGTTGTTAGAGCGCCGTACATTAGAACGTTTCCGGCCCCATATACTCCACTATCCACAATGGCCACGCCCGAGACATATCCCCAGTCTGCCGTAGCTTGATTGAAGGTCAACTGAGAGAGATTATAGGTATACCCAGAGGCACCCGGAGCGGCCCAGCTAGCGTCCGCAGGAGCCCCCATATTAAAACGGGCATATCCATTTGAGTTAGGAAGCTCTGAACAGTTGGCCCCAGTAGAAGCATCAACAGGAACGTTAGAACATAGAGCAATAGAAATATTCGGTGGTTTGGCAAAGGTCCCCGTTCGCAAGAGGTGATTGATTAGACCACTTTCTACGTAGTCGGAAAACGCGGCCATTTTAACTCCTATATAACAGAAAAGGGACCGCCCGCAGCGGGTAGTCCCTAATCGTAAAGCCTAAATTGTAAAGAAAGATAGGGGCCAGTTTCCTAGCCCCCTCTTGTTTAGCTTAGTAAGACATTAGTAGAACGTCACGACTATCGAGCGCCCCCCAGCCGAGTTCTGCCCACCCGTAAACTCCAGCCCTCTGCTGACGATGTAGAGTTGGGTCTTGGAAGAGTTCAATATCCATCTTCACAGGGTTGTAGAAGGTCTGCTTGGTCTGGTCAAGGCCCACAACTAGTTCAATATCGCCCGAGGCGAGAGCACCCGAAAGCTGGTTACTGAAGAAGTTCTGGTATTCCTGATTCTGGCCAAGTTCGTCGATAGCATGAAGATTCACACCGAAAATCTGCCGTAGAACGTTGTCGTCCGAAAGGAAAATTTCCCGCAATGTGAACTGGTCCGCTTGGTCCATGCCCCAGTTTCGCACATCTTCCAAAGATTCGGGCGAAGCATAGAGGTCAGTTAGACGCCGACGGTTTGTCGAGGCCGAGTTACCACCACCGTTACGTCGCATCACAACTTTCGCAAGTGAGATTAGACGCTTGGTGAACTGGCCCGCCGAGGCGTTGCCGTCATAAACGATAATGTTACGGTCAACACCACAAGCCATTAGGGTGTGCCAACCGTCGTCATTCTTCTTCTTGGTAAAGCCCATTTCAAAGACTTCCATCGCGCGGGCGACGATATCCCACCGGGCGTGACGGGCATACCGAAGCAGCCAGTCAATCGCATTACCAATCTGATAGGTAGGAACCATGACGTAATCACCTTCAACATGCCGTTCGGGAATCCGGCCAGCATTAGGAACGGTGTACGCCACATAGTCTTTTTCGGTGCCGGGAGCGATTAGGTCAAGGGGGAACTCGGGCATCGCATCAGGTTCAAGGTCTACCCGCTGGAAGATATCGGAAACGATATCACCGGGAAGAATAGCATTACGAAGAGGTTCAATTAGGGCAGTCGCGGCAAGCTGCTCGAAAGCAGCCATAGCAACCTGCTGATTGGGGTTCGCAGAATCTCTCAAAAGCTGTGCTAGTTTAGCAGGAATCTTCATTATTTTTTAGCTCCTATTAGACGTTAAAGGTGGGCAGGTTGACTTCAACTTTGCAGTACCCATCTTCGTCCGGAGTCGAAAGGAATCGACCGACTAGAGGAGATGCAGCATAGTTACCGGCCTGCGACTGAACATTGCTAAAGAGACCGCTGTGGGCCGCATAAGCTGGCTGACCGGCCGAGACAGTAATGCCGGGATAAACGCAATTGGTAAGTACATAACCCTTGGTTAGAATAGTGACCTTACCACCCTTCTGAACCTCGTCCTTATGCCAGTTAATGTGCTGTCGGGTCTGGTCGATATTTACCATATCGTTCATCAGAATGCCGACATACTTATTACCGGAAGGAAGAGCGGGAACAGTAACTAGGGCCGCGCTCTGGTCCATAGCCGCACCTGAACCAACCGTGGAAATAGCAACTAGGAGCCCACGGGTCTGCACTTCGTTCATGAAGAACGAAACGTCAGTATCAAGAACTCGTCTATCACCTTTTAGAGACATTTAAATTACTCCTCATTCGTCTTAGATTTGCGACCGCGAGTGCGGCTAGCCTTAACAAACTCTGCAATTTCAGCCTTTTCGGCTTCCTCGTTGCCCGCACCGGGGTCGGGATTAACAGTCGTAGCAACAACTGGTTCGACAGTATCAAGAACCTGTTCAATGTCCTTCTTGGTCGCCTTGGCTAGTTCAACAATCTTGGCGAACTTATCTTCGGCTAGGTCAGCAAACTCGGCCACAATTACATCGGCTTCAGCTTCGGTCTTACCGGCAGTTACAAGTAGAGCCTTGCGGGCGGCCTTGACCTGAGTGGCCTTAATGTTGGCTAGTTCATCTACAGCCTTCTTTGCGTTGGCTTCGGCCACTTCAAGCTTGGCCTTTAGGTCGGCATTTTCAGCCTTAACAGCTTCGTGGGCAGTAGCAAGTTCGTCCTTGGCCTTAGTCACATTTTCGACTTCGGCGGTCTTAGTTGCTACAACCTTCTCTAGCTCATTGACCTTCGCGGTAGATTTACCAGCGTCTTCGACTGCGGAGGCTTTTGCCGTCTCAGCCTTAGCTAGCTCTTCCTTCAACTTCTGTACTTCGTCCATTTTTACCTCCACAGGAACAGAAACACTAATTTTAGGTTTTGTTAGAAAATTTGCTTGGGAAAATACACCCTGAAACTTGCTTACGTCATTAAAGATTACTGAATTAGGATTAGCAGGGTCCGCAACTAATCCCTTACCAATAAAAGTGATATTTCTTAGAACTCGGCCAATAGAATAACCATCATACTGACCTTTACCACCATAAGCTTTTAAATATCGAGATAGGAAAGCCGATTCTTGTGAACGAGCAAGAATATGTTGTTCACCATTCTCATTCTTTAGCCCATAATCAAAATTTGTTAGCTTGGCCTCCATTGATACAAAGTATTTGCCCTCTTGAATATCCTTAATTCGTTGGGCTGTAATAGCTTGCAACGCCTCATCTCGCCAATTATTGTAAAGCAAAGAACTCGTAATAATATGAAAATCGGAAGGAAATTCCTTGAGGTCATCCGGTAAAATGTTATTGTCGGAATCTACTGCAACATTCCCCGTGATATGACCGATGATTTCCCGCTCTTGATGCTCAAAATTAAACGGGTGATTTTTTGGTGTGTTACGGGCCGCCCAAGTCTCCTCGGGAAGGAAAATATCGTCATTCAGGTTCCACCCCGTTGACACCATAAGGTCATAAATAGGATAAAGACCCTGTTCAGCCTTATAGGTATTTGCAAGGGCGGTCTGAATTTTCTCGCTTAATGCAATCGCCCCAAGTTTGTCCGATGGGGCCGAAACGATGGGAGAAAGGTAGGCCACAGTTCGACCGGCCTTAATTATCTCCTCTAGACCACAATCGATTTCGTCTGGATAAATTTCCATTTCGCACCTCCGCTATAATAAAGTACAGTGCGACTAGAAATTTTTATTCTTTTCGACCTTTTTCTGCCGCTGCGCAACTACATACTGGGCAATGGTTTCCTCGGCGGTGCGGGCAGACTTAGCCTTTTCGGACTCGTAAATAGTCTTATTGGAATCAGTGGAGGCCCGAGTTACCATATACCGGGTTAGGTCTTCTCCCCGTTCAATCTGAGTAATAGAAACCGAAGGGGAATCGTCGTAAACATCTATATCTACATCAGTTACGTTATCTAGGGACTGCCCATTTACCTCTACGGTAAGCTCATCGGTGTCCGTATCCACCATTACAGAAATCTTAGCCATTTAATTCTTTCAGGATTTTTAGTATTTTCGATTGGGAAATAGATTCATAGGGCTCCAAGTGGGCCACCACGGTAATAGCTAATTCCTCAATTTCCTTATCTAATTCGGGCTCAATGGCTCCTTGGGTACTGAAAATACTATCCCTAAGAACTTCCCTAACATATTTAAATGTGCCCTCGACCCAATTTCTATTAGCCTTAGAGCGGGGCAGAACTCTCTTTTTCTTTCTCTTTTTGCTGTCCTTAGCGTTTTTCGGCCGCCCCTGATTAACTGGTCCTGATTGTCCCGCTGGTTGGCCCGGTTGAGCTTGTGGAGGGGTAGGGGCCGGTTTCGCCTTCGCAAGTTGTTTGGCTAATTTATTTTGCGTTACAGCAAAGGGCTCTTGGTCTCCTCGGTTTGGCGATAGTTTGACCCCCGCCTGAGAAGGTGTAATGCCCCCTTGTGTGAGGAGAATTTTCTTAAGTTCGAGTTGAGCATCGGGTTCGTAAGGTCCAATTTTCGTAGGAAGGTCCCCTTGGTTCCGAAGTACATCTTCGTTAGCCATTCGACTCCGCTCAATTTCGGTAATTTCCCCAAATCTTTCATGGATTGTCTCCATTGAAATGAGGTTGCGGTCAGCTAGTTGAATGAGCAATGCTTTTTCAGCAGATTCATCGGAAAGACTCATATGGTCAAAAACTACACGGGCAGGCTTTTTAAAGCCCATAGCCTTGCACACCATATCAATCTGTTCATTCCAAAACTCTAGCAACGTGCTCCGACCATATTCCAACCGCTCAATCAAAGTCTTCAGGGAAATATAGTTATTTGTAAATCCCCCAGCCGTGGCCGCCCCCGTAAGAGTAGGAGGAATACCAAGGCCCGCATAAATAGCATTCAACGTAGGTTTATATTTCTCTTCGCCAAGGAATTTGTAAACTTCAGTCTTATATTCTTGAACCTTAAGGTCCGGCCCCCAAATTAAGTCCATGGTACCGCCGCCCACATTGTTCGTGAGCATCGTAGCTAACTTCTGGACCGCCGCATTAGAGGGAATAATTTCTTTTTCTAGGTCGCCCAAGGTCCAAATTCGCACATTCGAAATGGCCCCGTCCAAAGCAGTAAGGTCGGCCAGTTCCATCTTTTTCAGAAGAATTAACTGGTCCAAAATCCCGGTCATCATCGGGTAAGCCCAAATAAGATAGTCATCCTTCTTGTAGAAATAGACTCTGGTTCGGTCGGGGTCCAACGGGATAAATTTTCCGCCCCCCTGAAGAATATCTAAAACGTTCTGGCTAATATACTTAAGTAGTTCTACCTCAACATTATTTAGCTTACTCTTACCGTTTTTATCCTTCTTTAGTTTTCGAATCAAAGTTGGAGGAACGGCCACTGCATATTGTGGTTTTTGAATGAATTGGGCTAAATCACCCCCAACCGCTTCGACTGCAAGAGGGTTAAGAATGGTATATTTCCAAGGAATTAGGCCCGGTTTCACCTTGGGAGGTTTATCGGGCTTGATAGATTGTTTAATGGCACCCTTAGCCGTCAATTTTTCATCACCCGTTTGGGTCATCTCGGCCCGAATTTCATCCTTTAGTTTGGCATAATCAGTGAGGATAATTACGTTGCCAGCCCGGTAGAACATATTCATGAACCGGCCCGAACGCTCTTTTCCCCCAACCTTACGCCACCACTTTTTAAAGAATGCCTCAATCTTCTTATCCTCGTGAACAATCTTAACTCCTTGGCAGGCAAAGTCTTCCATCAAATCGATAATGTTACGAACTAGACCTACCCGCTGGTAAGCCTGCATACACATGCCGATTACTTGTTTTTGCTGTTGTGGGACGGCTTCAAAAGGACGGAAAAACTCATAATCTCGCCGAGTAATTCCCGTGCGAACGCTCGTATCAGTGTCAATATTTACGAAAGAACGAAAATTAGCTGTCGCCGAAAACTCTGGATTACAAGTTGAAACGGACCTAAATGCATCTAGGGCTTCCGACTGCTTTTTCCGTAGGTCGGCCTCGTCAATTCCGGCCTTCCCGGTCAACGGAAGATATAATTCTTCTTGTTTTGGCTCATGTGTGGGTATTGGCATTATCACCTCCTACTATAAAGTACATTCTGACAGGGGGTTTTTATCCATTCCCACCACGAATAACGACCACGCCGCAGTAATCCATACCCTGTTTAAACCATTCTGGGGCACGATGATACAGTTTGGCCCCGCTTTCAAGCTCTTGAGTGGACATTCCTTGGGCAAATCCGCCCACATTGTGGTATGAATTGTCTATCACATCCATTCTCTGGTAGGTACGGGCCACCATATTAGCTATCAATAGGGCAGAATAACGGTCTTTTCTCTGCTTTCGGCCCTTGCCGTCGGCCCCCTTAACTGCCGGGGTGTCCCATCGTTCTCGATTACAGTTTGGGGTTCTACTATGGATGATTGAGGTCATTTCCTGCTTTAGTTCTTCAATACTAATTACGCAATCTTCATAGGTATCGAAATCTCGCCCAGCCCTAAGGTCATCCTCATAAGCATTGTAAACACTAATAGCATCATAGAAGGGGAAGATAATCTGTTGTTCTTCCAAGTCTTTCTTTAGGCCGTAGTTAGCATTGGCAACCCAGTCGGCACTAGCAAAATTAATTCGGTAGAGGAAATGGAGGCCAACTTTGTCATCCGTGGGCTGGGGCTTATCTCGGTCAATTGCGGGAAAGATGGGAAGTTCATTGGGCAACATTTTGTCTGTATCCTGAAAAGCCTCCTCAATGGGAATACCACCACCCTGAGTGTCGATGCCGATTTTTGTAGTGGGGAAGACCTTCATTAGCTCTCGGATTTTCCGCACACAATAGGCATAAAAGTTCTTCTCTGAGACGCCCCCCGGATAATTCAGCTTTTTAAAGCGTTCACGGGTCATGGTCCAAGAGAATACAACTCGCCTGTGATTTTGTCTAAGTTCCAACACTATGATGGAGAAGTTATCCTTTTCCGAGGCTGGGTCCACCCCGAAGACATATTCTAGGTTGGGATTCCCCGTTAGTGTGGCGGCAAAACTGATTGTCTCATCACCCTTGATAATGGGGTTGCGGTCATTACAAACACAGGTCTCAATTAGGGACCGACGGAAGAACCCGTCACTATCAGTGGTAAAAACACATTCGTATTCGCGGGCGAACGTATCTTTTGTAATGGTCGCGCGGCTGCGGGCAATGTTCTTTTCGTCTAGATAACCTTCGGGCAGAAGGATATGGGGAAAACGAATAACAGAATAGTCCCGCCAGTCAAACTTATCGGGCACCTCGCCCAGAATTTCTTCTAGCTTTCTTTTGTCTCCCTTACTTAAGATGATGGTTCGATATCGATTCCAATACTCATAGAACTTTTGGAAGTGATAGGTGCATGTTCCCGCTAGAATAGTTTGGTTGCCCGACCCATTCTTAAAGTATTCTTCGCCCTCTTCAATAACTCCCTTTTCCTGCAAGAGTCGATTCTTTGCACTATTCTTGATTCTCTCAATTGGGGAAAGATTGACCGCACCGAAGGCTGCGATAACAGACTCAAACACGTCGGTGTTCATAGACTGGAATTCGTCGCAGATTGTTGCCGTCGAACGAAAACCACGGATTTTGCCGCCGTCTACACCAGTGGGAAGAGCATGTATAGTAGACTTACCAATTTTGAATACCCAGCTATCCTGACTTTTGTAGGGGCCAGCATTCTTAGCGTCATAGCCCCGGCACATATCCCGTAAGATGGGGGCACTGTTATAGATTCTCTCGGCTTCCTCAAAGACGAATTTGGCTTGGCGGAAACCAGCCCCGGTTACGATAACTTTGGAGCCTTGCTTTAATAGGGCAGTTAGAATAGCATATACGGCCAGAAGGAATGTCTTGCCCGCACCACGAGTGGCAATCAACATGGGAAACTTACGGAGCCACAACTCCTGTAGAATAAGAAGTTGGTACGTGTGGAGTTCAATATTTAAGATGTGCTTACATGTAAGGTAGAAATTCTCTACTGAGCAGAACTGCTGTATGACGTGAACGTGGGGAGCCTCTTCGTCTACCCTATATGTATAGAGAGGATTGTAAGCCTCAATCAATTCGTGCTTCTCTAGCTTAAGCCACGCCAAATCCAATTCTCTTTGCAGTTCACTCGTTATCTTTACTTTCGACTTCGCCACGAATAATACCTTTGAAAATTGCGGTTAATGTCTGGAAGGCATTCCCGCGAGACCCACACAAGATAAATTTCGTCTTATATTTGGTTTGGAACTCAATAGTCTTCTTTAGCATAAAGGACGGAGTAATCTTAATCTTGGACCATTTATATTCGGGTATGCCCGAATTGACCGGGAAGGATAAAATATCGTCTAAGGAAAATTCCAGCAAACAGAAACTCCACTTTAGTCCCTCTAGCCGAACAAGCTCTCGTTCAAATCGTGGGTCGATAATATTCTGCGCCCACTCCGAAGTATTTCGTTTACGCTCGACCGCTAGAATTCCCTTATAGCCCTCAATCGAATAGTCACCTTCATCTAATTTCTCAACACAAAAACCCTCGCATATATCGGAGGGTTCAAAGGAGTAGGGTTGCTGTTCCCTAGTATCAATTATTACTTTATACTTTGGTTTCTTAGCCATTTCCCGCAGTGCTCTTTTTACGTTAAGGCCGCCCTCCAAATAAAGAACAGATTGTAAGTGCCCTCTGACTAAATCCTCTTTATTGAAGATAGATTTGTGGCACCGCTTACAAAGAGTTATTCCATTAGCTACGTTATATCTGAGGGCTGGGTTGTCGGCCCATCGTTCTAAGTGGTGAACTTGGAGGGTCCTTTTGGCCCCACACATCTGACATTTGCCCCCATCCCTTTTTATTACGGCCCTACGCCATTTTGTATATTCAGGAGAATCTCTTAAGCCCATCGAAGGTCCTCGGCGACCATCTCTTTACATAGGGAAAGAAAATTGTATTCAGGTTCCCATCCCAAAACGTCCTTGGCCTTCATATATGACCCTCGTAGGTAATCCACTTCGGCAGGTCTGATGAGGGCTGGGTCGATTACGACATGGGGCCGCCAGTCTCCAAAACCAGCATATTCGAACGCTTGGGCTAGAAACTGTTCTACTGTGTGGGTTTCCTCGGTGCAGATAACATAGTCGTCGGGCTCAGGCTGTTGGAGCATTAGCCACATGGCCCGCACATAATCTTTAGCATGACCCCAGTCGCGATAACTGTGCAAGTTACCTAAGCGGAGTCGCTCAGTATAAGTGGGATAAAGTCTATTTGTGCCCGGTTCGTAAAGTGCGGTCTTATGGATAGTGCCTAGGTAAGATGTGATTTTGCGGGTGACGAAATTGTGACCTCTACGTGGGCTCTCGTGATTAAATAGAATGCCGCAACTAGCATGAAGCCCATAGGCTTTTCTATATAGATTTACCGAGTTGTGGGCGGCTACCTTGGCTACAGCATAAGGACTCTGTGGGCAAAAAGGAGTTGATTCGTCTTGATATTTCTCGCCCGTATTTTCATCAATAGTAAAGGAGGAACCGAATTGTTCACTAGAACTGGCCTGATAGAAGCGGGCCTCCGGGCAAATAGTTCGTACCCCCTCAAGCATATTCAGGCAACCTTCCGCAACAGACCGCCACGTTTGGATGGGTTGTTCAAAGGAGACTCCGACGTGTGACTGAGCACTTAAATTATAAATTTCTGAAGGTTTTTCCGCACTCAACATAGAATAAATGGAACTGAGGTCGGTTACATCAAAAGTCACAAGTTTAAAGTTTGGATTTTTCATAGCTGTGGTAAGCCGACTCAAAGTATTGGTCGAAGAACGACGAATTGCACCAACTACCGTATATCCTTTTTCAAGTAGAAGTTCAGAGAGATAGCTACCCGACTGACCGTTAGCGCCGGTAATTAATGCCTTCATGAATAGAACCTTTCCTTTTTCCTCTGTAGACAGAATGGATGACCATTATAATACATAAAATTGGCAATCTGACGAATATGACCTTGTGTATCTGTTCTCCAAATGAAATATTCTCGACCTGTTGATTTCGACACTCGTTTGATTAGCCTGCCCAAATTAAATCCTAAATCATTCTTTACACTATACAAAAACGATTCAGAAGCAGAGATAATTTCCATTCCTAAATTATTATTTTTCTTATACCAAACCGAACCGTCCCCATCAAAAATACCCCTCAGGAGGTCTGGCTTAAATTGGTCTGGACAGCTTGGCAAAATTTCGCGACCAGTCTTCCTCTCTATCACACCAAGTTTAAAAAGACTCTCTATTATCTTTTTAGAATTAATCCGCAATGTACAATAATCACGCATTTTTGTACCAATTGTAATTCGGCTATATTTCTCTATAGAATAACTTGGTGCTATATGTTTTACCATATATTCTAAAACGTCGATATCTTTTCTAGACAAATCAATTCTAAGAGTGTTATTATATACATTACCATCTGTAATAATATATCCCAAAATATAAGCCATATCAGAAGACCATATATTAAAAAAGTTATCATTGGCTTCTTTTTTCGGAGTTGTTAATTTCAGACGACACAGACGAATTTGTATGGCGTCCTCACTCCTACCTAAAATATCACCAATCTCTTTGTAGGTTTTATTGTTAAAGTTTTGTTTTAGATATTCAGTTTCCTCGCGAGTCCATCTCTTCAGTGTCATCTACCGCTTCTTTTTCTTTATTATCTTCTTTATTTTCCTCTTGTATATCATCAAGATTATGCACCGTATCTGCATTCAAAAAAGGACAATCAACCACACCATCCGAATAGACATGAATTTCACTCAGCTTGCGGGCCAGCTTTTTCGCAGACAGATTAAATAGACCTAAATAGTCGCCCTCGCGCGACTGCCACTCCGGCGTCATAGCTTCCTTCAGCAGAGATAAGAAGTTAGTCTTACTTTCCTCTAACCGCTTTACTCTTTGCTCTCTGGTAGCTTTGAGGGCCTGCCGCAAATCTTTCTGGATTCCCTGCTGGGTGGCCACTTCTTTATTTCGGCTGACCGATGAGTTCTCAATAACCTGAATCTGTTGGGCCAAGTCCTTAATTAAGTCCTTGGTCTTTTCTCTATCTACAGCCTTATTATCAAGAAGTTCTTCCTCGGCCTCTTCTCTCAATTTGGTTAGACTCTCTCTCATTTTGCGGGAGTCCCCCTGTTCTTCCAAAAGTCGGTCAATCATTATTTCCGTTCGGATAAGGTCAACGATAATGCTTTCCTCGGTGGGAGGAATTTCGTTATTGAACTGGCCCGTATACCGGACCCACTTATCCTGAAACGTATATAACTCTTCTTGGGTTAGCTGCCGCTTGAGTCGCTTAAAGAAGGGCTTCGTCCGCAAAACCTTCATTTTTTCTTTATCGTCAAACTCCTCCTGCACGCAGTCAATCCCGTGGGTGGTCTTAATCTTCAGTACGGTAGAAATAGGTCTGTTCAGTTCGGCCGCAATATCCTCGTCCGACATTTGCCCAGTCTGAGCCCTAATGAATTCAATCTCTTTGATGGAGGGCTTGCCCATCTTGTACTTATGTTCACTCATATTCGCCCCCTAAAATTTCCGTTATTTTGTCCCTTAACCTTAATCGTCGCTTCGTAATAAGATAAACCCCATCTAACATTCTGAGGAAATCCGCCCTCAGTTCAAATGGGAGATTATTGAATATCTTGCGGATAATATCCTTTTGGTCTATCTCTTTGTCTAAATCGACTTCGTATAGATGATTATGCTCATACTCAATTGGGTCTACCACCTTTTCATAGGAAGACCGCCGCTCGAATTTGGTGTTCCATGCCGTCCAAGCCTCACAATTTTTCTTTTCGCCCAACTTGCACATAGACCCCTCGGCAAATGGGCACCCCTTACAGGGCATCTTATAGGTTCCCTCTTTAACCTGCTTTAGATAGAGGAGCCGATAGCTTATATGGCGGGTAAGAAAATTGAACACGTTGCGTTCGGTGGGTTCGGCCGTAAATCTGTCCAGCCCAAGCAAAGCATAAACCCAACCCTCTTGTCGAACATCTTCCGCCGTGAAGGACGGAATCTTTATTGTATTGGCCCAAAAGTCCAAAATCTTATTTACTATCTGAACTATCTGTTCCTCGGTCATCCCCTCGGGAATTTTCATCGTCCTCTTTCTTCAGTAGTTTTGCCACGGAGACCTCTGGGGCCGCCATACCTTTCTTAACCTCTTCGTCCAACTCTTTTGATGCCGTTACAACCAGAACGCTTTTGACTAAAGTCATTGCTATCTCCATGTTTAGGTAAACTCCCCTATAATAAAGTACAGTTCGGGAAGGAGAGAAAGGACAATCCTCAGGGCTCATCAAGCGATATTGGATAAGACACTCACCCTAGAAAGAACCAAAACTTTTTTCTTATAGCCTAATAACATACCCTCACAATGATAGAGTTCAACCTGCCCGGCCCCCCATTTTTAAATTTTGTGGGAAATAGTCCGGACCTGCGGTCAGCATGTGGGGCTAGCAAGGGATATTACATTGGACACTCGCTCGATTTCTCGCTCGAATATTTTTTTTGACTGAGGCCAATATGACATAACACTCTTTTCTCTATGTAGACCATAATGTGCTTTTCTCTTTTCTTAAGTAAGCGATATTACTTTGGACACTCGCTCGTCCCTCACTCGGACTTTTTCGCCCTTAGACCACATAAGACTTTTTCCATTGAGCCCACCACATAGAGATTAACACACATTTTTTCTAAGCAAGGGATATTACTTTGGACAAATCGTTTTAGTTGCCAGTCTGTTTTGCCTTGAGGCCCCCGGCCGAAAACCCCCCAGCTTGCCCAATCCCCCCAGAACGAATAAACC